CGAAACCGAAAGGATATCTACCCCCGAAGGGGGCACAGTTGACCCTACTTGATGTCAACTGTGCTAACTGACACCAGTCAGTTAGTAGAAACTATACTAATGGGTCATATTCCATTAGGATATAAAACAAGTGCCATAATATATATTATGCGCACTCTAACAAAAGAGGATGAGCACTATGCGAAGACGGCAAAAAGTATCAAAGCGAAGATCAAAAAGAATGTTCGCGAAAACAGCCACCAAACGTCATAAGAGGAATCGATTGACAGGATTAATGCGTGGCGGAATACGACTCTAAAGATGCAATGCTTTTACCCTATCAAGGGATTCCGCCGTATAGGCGGAGGGTTCACATTCATAAAACACGAAAGCGCATCAATTAAAATGGAGGTCCCGTGCGGACAATGCCTGGGCTGTCGTTTACGACGAAGCCAGGAATGGGCAACCAGAATGGTACACGAAGCCCAAATGCACGACGAAAACTCCTTCATAACACTAACCTATGCCGACGAACCCGCAGACAAGAGCATAAACGTAGAACACTTTCAAAAATTTATGAAAAGGCTACGTAAACACTACAACGGAACAAAAATCAGATTCTTCCACTGTGGAGAATATGGAAAAGTCTACCAAGCAGACGGTTTAACCCCCTCCCCCCATCCGATTTCGGATGGCCGGGAGGCTCTTGGCAGAGCCCACTATCACGCAATACTCTTCGGGCTAGACTTCAAAGACAAAGAACTACTGAAAGTAGACAAAGGAAACAAACACTACAAATCAGAAACATTACGCAAGCTATGGGGACACGGACACGTAGTCGTCGGAGACGTAACCAGAGAAAGCGCAGCATACGTAGCGCGATACGTAATGAAAAAAGTAAACGGCGAAATGGCCGGAGACTACTATAAAAAGGTAGGGGAAGACGGAGAAGTCTTCCCCGTAAAACCTGAATACACAACTATGAGCCGCCGACCAGGTATAGGCGAATCATGGTACAGAAAATACAAAAACGACCTATTTCCACACGATGAATGCATCGTACAAGGCAAAAAAGTACCAGTACCACAATATTACTTAAAAAAACTTAAGGAGGAACAACCCCACACACACGAAGTAATTAAAGAAAAACGCTACAAAAAAGCAATGAAACGAAAACTAGACAACACACCTGAAAGGTTAAAAGTAAAAGAAACTTGCCTACAGGCCAAAGTATATAAATTAAAGAGAGGGTTAAAATGAAATACAACATGTTCAGCATCTACGACGAAAAAGCGAAAGCATACCTACCACCATTCATACTACCAGAAACCGGAATGGCAATAAGAACATTCAGTGACTGCATAAACTCACGCGATCACCAATTCAGCAAACACCCGCAAGACTACACGCTATTTAAGATAGCAAACTTCAACGATGACAATGGTCAAATAGACCAGGAACACCAAACAATTGGTAATGGCATCGAATATAAAAACCCAGACCAGGAACAATACGATGAGCCGCAGACCTAGCAACAGCAACCACACATTCAGCGAAGTACCCGCAGTTCAAATCCCACGGAGTAGCTTCAATAGAAGCCACTCCTATAAAACCACGTTCGACTCAGGATACCTGTATCCAATAATGGTCGACGAAGCACTGCCGGGAGACACATTCAAATGCAACTTAACCGCATTCGCTCGAATGGCAACACCAATATACCCAGTAATGGACAACCTATTCATGGATGTCTTCTATTTCTCATGCCCCAACCGTCTACTATGGGACAACTGGGAGAAATTCTGTGGAGAACAAGTAGACCCAGGTGATTCAATCGACTATACAATTCCAGTTGTATACTCTGGAGCGGCCGGAGGGTTCAACGAAGGCACAATATACGATTATATGGGACTACCAACAGGAGTACCCGGATCGTATCCACAAACACAATCATTACCATTAAGAATGTACAATCGTGTATATAACGAATGGTTCAGAGATCAAAATCTGCAAGATAGTCTTTCAGATTATACCGGCGATGGTCCCGATATAGATAACGGTGCAACGTATGCACTGAAAAAACGTGGAAAACGTCACGATTACTTCACATCAGCATTACCCTGGCCTCAAAAAGGCGACTCAGTCGACCTACCCCTCGGAACTACAGCACCAATCATAGGCTCAAACATAGGAACGGGCGGAAATGACATTCTTATTTACGACCAAGACAACAGCGTTATACGCGACCTAATACCAGACTCAGGCGATCAACACGTAAGATTCGACGCAACAGCAGCAAACGGATCGCAACTATTCGCTGATCTCAGCGACGCATCAGCAGCAACAATCAACCAACTACGACAAGCTTTCCAAGTGCAAAAGCTACTAGAACGTGACGCCCGAGGCGGCACAAGATACGTAGAAATAATAAAATCACACTTCGGTGTGACCACACCTAGCGCCGGATGGCGATCAGAATATCTAGGTGGTGGTACAAAAATGGTGAATATCTCACCAATAGCACAAACATCATCAACAGATACAACAAGCCCACAAGGCAACCTCTCAGCAATGGGAACAGTAACTCTAGACCAAATCGGATTCACAAAAAGCTTCACAGAACACTCAACAATACTATGCCTGGTCAACGTACGCGCTGACCTAACCTATCAACAAGGCATGAACCGAATGTGGAGCAGACAAACAAGATACGATTATTACTGGCCCGCACTCGCCAATATCGGCGAACAATCAGTACTGAATAAAGAAATATACTTCCAAGGAACGTCAGACGATGACGAAACATTCGGCTATCAAGAACGATACGCCGAATACCGCTACAAACCTTCCCTGGTAACAGGACAATTCAGAAGCAACGCAGCAACAACATTAGATGCCTGGCATCTATCACAAGACTTTGCATCACTACCTGCACTAAATGCATCATTCATAGAAGATAACCCACCAGTAGACCGTGTAATCGCTGTACCTAGCGAACCAGAATTCTTATTCGACGGCTACTTCAGCATGAATTGCGTCAGGCCCATGCCTTTATATGGCGTTCCGGGCATGGTAGACCACTTCTAATGGTCGCCCCCGCTGTAGCAGCAGCAGCGTTACAAGTAGGTGGATCCTTACTCGGGGGCCTATTTGGCGCCCGAGGACAACGCAAAGCAAACGAAAAGAATATACAGCTCAGTAGAGAACAAATGGCTTTTCAAGAAAGAATGTCTAACAGCGCTTATCAACGCGCAATGGTAGACATGAAAAAAGCCGGATTAAACCCAATATTAGCCGCAAAACAACCCGCATCAACACCCGGAGGAGCATCAACGCGAGTCGAAAGCGCTTTAGGCGCCGGGGTAACAGCATATAACCAAACAAGCAGCGCGGCAGCGCAAGTAAGAAACTCAAACGCCAACACCGAGTTAACACTTTCAAACGCCAAAATGGTTAACGAAAAATTAAAAACACTTAACGACCCAACAGATACACCAGAACAACGTAGATTAAAAAGAGAAATCGTCACGCTCGGCGTACCAGCGTTCATGATCAGTGAACTCAGAAGACTAGGCTACGCCGGCGAGAATACAAAAGAATTGCTAGAAGCAGCAGGCAACTTAAGTGCCGGACTGGGACTAGGCTTAGGCGGAGCCGTACTTGGATGGCTAGTCCAAACAGCAATTCCAAAATTAAACAAAGGAAAACAAAACAAAGATTGGGATGCCGAACAGCCCCCAAATAAATCACAAAAAAGCAAAAAACGCCGCAAAGGCGGCATGGGCGTATACATTAAAAAACCCGGAGACGGATAATGACAACATCAAGGTTCAGAAAACCTTATAGGGAGTTCGAAAGACGACCGTTCATACCGGACCCGGTATCACGAACAAAACAATCATTCGCAGATGAATGCGAAATAAACAACATAATGGCCAAGTTCCAACAAACCGGCGTTATAAATCACGCCGCAAAACATCAAGCAACATATGGACAAGCAGACGGAACAACATTTCAAGAAGCTATGAATATCGTAATTGAGGCTCAAGAAGCGTTCAGCGACCTACCCTCTTCACTACGATCTCGCTTCGGAAATGATCCCGCTGCATACCTAAACTTCGTATCTAACGAAGAAAATTACCCAGAAATGGAACGATTAGGCCTACTAAATCGGTCGTATACGGAGGGGGATTCTCTCCCGAGTAATACGCCCGAAACCGAAAGGATATCTACCCCCGAAGGGGGCACAGTTGACCCTACTTGATGTCAACTGTGCTAACTGACACCAGTCAGTTAGTAGAAACTATACTAATGGGTCATATTCCATTAGGATATAAAACAAGTGCCATAATATAT